TTTTAAGGGGGTTAAGGATTAATTGGATTTTTTAAGAGTTTGGATTGCTTGTGCGAGGGCGTTGAAGTTCTGCGTTGCGGCGGCCTTCCGTTGCTCCACGATTGCAGAGGCGGTTGGCTTCGGGGCTTCGGAGGGGAGTTCGGCGACCTTCTCCACGATGTCGGTCATGGTTTCAATCTGCGATGCAAATGCGGACATTTTCTCCTTCATCTTACCCATTTCAGCGTAGGCGGCTTTGAGTTCCTCCATGATGCTGACGAGGTGCTTCTTGACGATTTCTTCCACCATGGCGGGGTCCACCATCGGATAGCCTTCGGCGATTTCGCTGACCACTTCGCCTGCAACTTCGGGGGTGATTTCAGCAGCCACAACGACTTCCTCGGCAGGTGCTGGGGCTTCGGCTACAACAACTTCGGTGATTTTGCCACCTTCGGTCTTGATGACACCAACGCCTTCCACTTGATGCTCGCCGTCGGGGGCAGGCAGGGTTTCGTCCTCGGTGATTACATAAACGGCGGTACCTGCAACGAGGTCGCCGTCCACACGGACAACAGTACCATCCACCAACTTGTAGTCGGCGAAGGCTTGCTTTTGGGTTGTGAACTTGCGGAGTTCAGTCCGCAAAGTGTCAATGGCTGCTTTTAGGTTCATAGATTAAAGGGATTTGTAGTTAGGTTGTAATTGTTGCAAAAAGTTGGTCAAATCGTCTGCGAGGCCCGCAAGTGCGACCTCCAGTTCGGTTCCTGTATTTTTCATCCCGAACAAGCCCTCCACGGAGAAACCCTTGAAGGCGTGGCGATTCTCCCACACTTCGTCGTTCTCCACTTTGAAGGACCCGAACCAAGAGCCGTCGGGGGTGTCCTCGTAGCCTTTCGGTGCAAGTACGCCACGAGTTGTATCGGTGATGTAAGATTCAAACATGAACACGCCATCGAGTTCGGCGTTGTGGTAAGCGTTCACATTGTGCTGGTTTCCCTGCTTGAAGTATTTCTGCACGATTTTGCGGATGGTGGCCTTGTCAAACACCACATAGTACTCGCCGTAGGTGTCGTCCTTGCGATAGATGGGCGTATCGGCAAGCATGAGCGGTCCAGTCAGCACCCTGCGTTCTCCCGTTTCAGCGAACCGTTGCGGGGTCTTAGCGAAGGCTTGGAAGGGTTTCTCAATCGCAGGCATATCAACGAGGGCCACGAATTGCACGCCTTCGTCCACTTCGTCCACGGTCATTCGGTACACGGGAAGTTCCATGTGGGGATATGTAGCGGTTACCCCAATGTTGCAAATTCGGACAAGCGGCGCACCCTGCTGGTCGTCTGCTGAATATCCCGCTCAACCACATAGGCACGCATGGGTTGGTTCTGCTGACCCTGACCCGATGACAGGTCGCCCGTTCCGAGGTTGGTCGTTTGGGGGCTTGTAAAGGTTGGAGGCGGGGTCATAGTCGCATTGCCAGCGGCAGGTGATGGCGCAGAACTTCCGCTACCTCCACCACCTTGGAATTGAGTGGCTTTAATCTTGGCCACATTTGCAAGACCTGCGGCTATCGTGAGTGCTGCCTGCACGAATCGTTGACCTGGGAATACCTCTTTGGTCATTGCTAAAGCCGAGGTCGCACCGAGGTAAGTGTTGACGACCGCTTGGGCGATGCTTGCGATTTTAGCCGCATTAAACGCCTTTCGTTGTGCTGCTTCACTCTGCCCTGCCGTTGCCGTGATAATGTCACCAATGATAGAAAAGGATTGGTCAGCCATTTGCTGCTTGGCTTGTAGCAGGTCAGCCTCACGCTGGAGTTGGCCTGCCTTTGATGACTTATCCCTTGCATTTTCCAAAGCCGCATACTGCATTCTTGCAGCCGCTTCCTTTCGCATCCCCGCAATAATGGATGCTTCGTACTCTGCTGCAAATTGCTTTTGTAATTCAAGACGCTCGTAATATCCCTCAATCTCAATAGCCTTCGTTCGCTCTTGTTCTGCCTTGCGGTCAGCAAGGGCTTTGTCCCTTCTTGACTTTTCTGCTGCTGATAGAGTGCTTGCCGCTTGGTTAATTATCTTGGATTCTTCCTTGATTTTGATATCAAGCAATTCAATTTCTTGGCGCAAAGCCGTTTGGTACTTATCATTTTTGACCCCAAAGCGAGCGACATCTTCCTGCAATTTGCGGTCAAGTTCAGCCTTTTCTGCTTCAAGTGCCTTCCTGCGGATTTTGGCAAGGTCTGCCTCGGTTGCTCCGTTGGCTTTGAGTTTCCGTTCATAGTACTCAAGCGTTCCAGCGGTATCTTCCAAGGAGCGTTTCAAATTCTTTTGGTCATTAGCCGCTTCTTTGGTGTTGCTTGAAAACAAGCCCATCGCATCCGCAGCAAGACCAATTAGAACCACAATCGCACCGATACCCGTTGCCGCAAGTGCAATCCTGAATGCTCGCATTGCACCCGTTGCAGTACCAACAACGGTTGCATACAATTTGGTCGCTGCCGTATTGATTCCCATCATTACCGCCGATTCCTTCTGCAAGAGATTCGCCACCTGTTGCACCCCGTTGGCTAAAGCAATCGCCCCCTGCACCTTGAGCATTGCCTTTTGCAAGTCCTCATTTTCATCGCCGAACAATGCCGCTGCACCTTGAGCGATTTGGAAGCCTGCCGCTATGCCCTGCACCGCACCAACAAAAGCGTCAATCCTTTTGGTGTCGGAGGCGAGGTTTTTGATTCGCTGATTGACATCGCCAATCTCATCCTTGAGTTCCCCTGCCGCCTGTTCCAATCGCCTGAATGCATCAGTCCCTTGCTGGCCTGCTTCGGCCATTGCAATCAGTTCTTTCTGCATTTCACGCAGACGCTGCTTTGCGCTTTGCGTTCCTGCGCTTGTGCTATCCTTGAGGCTTACCTCAAGTGCAATTTCTTTGGTTACATCTGCCATGGTTATCCTTCAGAGGGGAGTTCGGGGTTTACGGGAGGCTCATATCCTGGGTCCACAGGGTCGGGGTCAATCGGGCCATTAAACAAGGCCGACGGGTCGTTTGCAATCGGGGTGGTCGTGGTGGCCGCAAAGTCGGTCAGGTTCAGAATGCGTCGGAGCGTAACACGGCAGGGCTTCATCTGCCCTACCAAATAGTCCCTGATTTCAAGCAACCGCCAACGGATGCCGCCGTAATAGATGGGCTTGCGGAAGTCCAGTTGGTAGATGTCCACGCTTGATAGCAGCATCGTGAGTTCTAACTGCAACGCTTCCTGCGATACCGTTTCGTTGATGTAGTTCAGCCAGTAGGTGTTGTAGAGATTGTTGTTGGTGTAGGCAAACGGGTTGCCGCTTGCGTTCACGGCGTTGTAGTACACCAACCTTGGTTGCCCGAAGGCCAAGTCCACATTCGGGGCGTAGGGATTGTCAATGTGGGATATGAAGGGGAGGGCGGTTATCGGGGTTGTTGCAGCAAAGCCGTCCTCTTCAAGACCAAACCAATAAAGCCAAGGGGATTGACCCGTGATGCGGTTGTACTGCGCCAATCGATAGCCCGTTTGCAGGGGCTTGATGCTTCCGCTCAACCGAGTGCCTTCCAAATCCCAAGTACGGCCAAGAATTTTATCCGAGGCAAACGATGCAGGGATGAGTGTGCCGCATAGCGTTTCCACCACCTTATCGCCTTTGCCGTAAAAGTTGGAGGTGTTGAAGATTCGGCCGCCATATCCTTCACGGGCCAAGGGGTAGGACTGCTTGTAAGTTTTGCTCAAATAGTCCCCCATGTCCTTGTACTTGAACACGATATTGGTGTAGGCATTCGGGTCGCCATTGGTCAGCACTTGCTCTGCGTTCTCATCGGATTTTTGCGACCAGTCCACCACCGACCCCGATGAGTAGAAGTCCTTCCACGGCTCGATGTAAATCAGCCTTGGGTCTTGGGGGTCAGGCATGAATTGCAAGTTGAACATCTTCTGCAAGTCTTGCAGTAGGTCCGATTGCTTGACATCTGCGGGCAGTGCCGTCCGCATATCCAGCACGCCAATCCCGACGGGGTTTTCAAGGCAGGTCCATTGAACCGTTGCCCCTGAAAGGACGCTAAAGTTTTGGGTTGCAACAACGGTATCAGCGGTAATGACAAACCCCACATTGGCGGTAATGTCTGCGGGGATGGTTATGTTTTCAAAGCGGACCGTGAACTGGTTTTGAGTTCTTGCGGTAATGTTGCTGATTACCGACACATCCGTTGAATTGGTGATGTTTCGGATTGACATATTGCAACGAATACTCCCGCTAAACGAAATTGAACCGCTGACATTCAAGGTCACATCCACATTCCAACGGGTCGGGAGTGCTGGAGCAACGAAGGTGCTGGACGATGCGACCCAATACCCTGGGTTATCGTAGAACGGGGCAGGCGTGTCTTTTGGGAATGCGAGCGTTTGGTTTGCGCCCTTGATAAAATTCGCCGTGTTCCCCGTGGCTTGGGCGAAGATATTGGACCCCGATAGGTTGACAGGCATGGTCCCCGCTGCGTAGGGGATGACCAGTTTATTGAATAGCGACGAGTTGAAGAAGTTGGACGAGTACCTAAATCCCGCTTGGGCGAAGATGAGGTCCACCATCTTTTTGACATAAAGGCTTGGCCCCAACTGCCACCACCCTGCAACCAGGTTCCCTTGGGTCAAGTCGCTAAATCCCACCGCATCCACAACCCCGTAAACATACCCGCTTGATGCCGCACCGCTTGCCGTCCAAGTGCCGCTTACATGGCCGCTCGTGGGCGTGTGGTTCATCCCTGTCACGCCTGCGGTGTTCACGAGCATATTCCCCTCAATGGCTTTGAACAGGCTCACATTGTCCGTAAACAACCCCACCTCGTAGGTGACCGTTCCCTTGGTTTTGCTCATGGAGAGCAACTGCAGCACTCCGCTGAACACTTGGACCCCATCCTCCCACATAGCGGCTCTTATCCGCTTGTTCGGTTGGAATCCGCCCACAAAGGATTGGATGTTATATGCGTAGGCAAAGCAGGCCCGATTCGTCGGGGTGTTGGGTAGGGTGATGGTCTTGCTGAAACTGCCCCGCTGCTTGGTCACATCCTCAATGTCGCCAATGGAATAGGTGACTGCAATGTCGGTCCCGCCCATCGTGTCCAGCACATAGGCGAGTTCGGGCATCCCGTTCAGGGGGGCAAAACGAGAATACAAGCAGTCAAAGCAGGCTTCCTCCTTGGCGGTTGCCCCGTCTGCATCGGCACGGGTGTTGTAGTTATTCCACGCCGTTAAGTCGTCGATGAAGGTTGCCGTCGGGTAGGCTATCAGCGTGACGCTCATAGGATGTTATTATCGTAGGCCACGGCAATCTCGATTTGCAGTTGGGTCAAGCGGTCGTTCCGTCTGGTTACAAATTGATACTGGTTGGCGTTGACCACCGCTTCCACAAGGGTTCCCCCAAGTTCGAGCCACACATATCCGCTGCGGACCATCTCAATCAACCATTCCGATTCAGCATCGGTGAGCCAATCGCTATTCAAGGCGTACACGAAGTCAAACGACCCCGCCCATACCTTGTTGTAGGTGGTCGTGGCGTACACATCGGAGTTGTACCCGAACACCTCCCGCTGGATGTTGGCCCGCTTGCGGTTCTTCATGGTGAAGGTGTACGAATCAATCCCGCCGTACTTGTTGACGAAGTGGACGGGGATGGAATCAAACCGCTGGCAGGGGCCGAAGGTGAAGGTGGTCTGCACCGAGGAACCACTATTCCCCAAGAACTGCACCGTGTAGGAATCGCCCTCCACCGCTCCGCTCAGTGCAGAAATGGTTCCCGATAAGTTCGCAGGACCGCAGGCAAAGCGTTGGATGTTGAAGTCGGTTGTACCCGATAGGCTTGGGCTGACTGCAAAGTCGTAGTTGACGGACTTGTAAGCAACCCGTGCCGAAACGAGCCAAGTGTCGTTGGCGGTTGATGTTGTGTACTTGGTCCCGTTAATGGCAAGGAAGTTGCTGCCCCCTTGGTACACCGTGAAGGCCGTGGGGGTTGTAAGCGGTTGGACATTAGTGAAACTGCTACCGATGCGGAAGTACCCGCTCAAACTCCACCCCGCCAACTCCAACTGCTCCAGGTTCCCCGCAAAGGCCATGACCCCGCTGACCGTTGTGGTCGCTCCTGTAACCACGGGCGTGTTCCCATACTCCTGCGTAAAGTCCAAGCGATAGCCCGAATAGAACCCCGAATGCTCAACGAATCCCGTCTGCGTCAGCGTTGGGGCGGTCGGGGCGATAAGGGTTTCAACCACCTTCTGCACATCGAAAAATCCGAAGTTGGTGGTCGGCAGTTTATCGCATTTCAGCCTCGCCAGCGTCGTCCCTGCGGGGTTCTTCACATCGCAGACATAGCGGTAATTGGGCTGGGCAATCAGCGAGCCGCTGACCTTGTAGAGCATCTTGTTGAAGACGGGCGTAGCCACGAGGGGCGACCCTGATAATACGGATATGGACATGGGTTATCGGACGGTTGCGACGCTGATGGACTTGCCGAGGACTTCGGCGATGTTTTCGGTAAGCACATCCACCATTTCCTTGGTGGCGGCATTGGACATAAAGTTGGTGGCCCGAAGACCTTCCCTGCTGATTTTGCGGGCGATGTTTATGGCAAACGACCTGTTTGCCGCCTGCTTATCCCTGCCCTGCAACGGAATTCCCTTGAACGCAATCCACTCTTGGATGGGTCGGATGGGAATCGGGTTGCCCTTGAATCGGAAGGGGCTATTTGGCGCACGGTTGCTCTTCTGCGTTCCCTTGACACCGAGGTCCACAAACTTCCAATAATCGTTGGCCTTGATAGCCACGACAAAGGATGAATCGGTCAGGGTGATGGGTTCAACGGTTATGCTCTGCGCAAGGGAGTTGCTGGCAATGGCGTTGGCGTTTGCGAGGTTCTGCTTGGCGAGCCTCACCACTCCCTCCAGCCACTTGGTGACCAAGGCGTAGGACTTGTTCTCAATCGCACCATCCGCAAGGCTTACCCCGAAGTCAGCCAAGGCCTCCTTCTGCAAGTCGGTCAGTTTCTTGCCCGAACCACCGACGAATACATCAAACTCCATGCTGGTAAATGTCCAGCCTCGCAAATTGTGTCCTACTTGCGGCGCATCCGCTCCGCTTCCATCCGTTCTGCCTCCAAGATGTCGTGAATCAGCAGGGCGTAGTTGAGAAACTCCACCGCCTTCATTGCAAAGATGGCCTCAAATTTCAGCACATCCTTGTTCGCCATCCGCCACACGACCATCAGCCAACCGTAGCCAGCGAGGGGGTTGGTTACGGGGCCTGCATCCCTTTCGTCAGGTGCCGTGAATAGTCGCTCAAAACTTTCAAGTAGGATTCTGAACTTAGCAAAAAAAAACTGACCACCCCCCAAACATCGCCGATTTTGGCATGGGCTTTGAGCAGTTCAGCCCGCTCTTGGTGGGATGCCCCGTCGTACTTCTTGGGGAAGTAACCGAGAAACCCGCCCTCCCTGCAAAGGGTCGCCATGATGCGGTGCAGGTTTTGGACGAGTTTCTTTTCGTCGGTCGTGTCGGTGTCCATCAGGTCTATGAGTTGGCCAGCGGTGAGTTCGTCCGTAAAGACCGTCGGAATCCACCACTTGCCCCCCGCTTTGAACCTTCTGCGATACGCCAAGGTGGGTAGTTCGTTCCACTCGGCTATAATGGTCTTGTAGCGTTTTGTCAGCCCCTTGGCGGGCATTTCTCTCACGAGCGATACATCCACCCCCTCCACTATCGCCACGACCCCTGCACGCTTGTCGTAATCGGTCAGCACAGGCGAGAACTCCAGCGCAGCGATGCGTTGGAACTGGTCGATGGTGAGGTCTTGGAGTTTCATTTTTGGAAGTACCATTGCTGCGTGCCTGGGACAACGCCGTGCCGTCCCCCGAAAAATTCACCCACCGCCTTCACGACCCCTGGCCATCCCGCCGTGTAGTCGTCCCCGCAAATAAACCCTCCCCGCTTGACCTTCGGGAACCAAGCCTCCAGGTCCGCAAGTACGGGTTCGTATTCGTGGGCCGCATCGATGTAAACGATGTCAAATTCGCCCTGCTTGAATAGTTTAGAGGCAGCAATGGAATCGCAGTTGTGGTCCTTGATTTTGTCGCTTATCGGGGCGATGTTCTGCTTGAAAACCTCGTAGGATGGGACCGAGTTGCTGGCCTTGTGTTCGGGTGAACCCTCAAAGTGGTCCACCGCTATCAACTTGTAGTTCTGCCCTCTGCTGACGAACACCTCGTCAAAGATGGCCGTGCCTCGTCCGAGGTAAACCCCGATTTCAGCCATCAGGATGTGGGGCTTGGGGGGCAGGGTGTCAAGGATGAACTGAAGGAGTTGGCCTTGTTCCTGTGGGCTGGACCAGCCGAAGATGTGGTCGTGTTTCATCGCTTAAAGATTTCTTTGATGTTCCTACTGTTGTCCCGATAATTGTTGGATAGGTGATAGACCTTGCAATGGTCTGCAAGTTCGCCCTGCTCGGTCATCTCCAGCATGGGCTTCAGTTCCAAGGACCAAATGGGTAGGGAGGCAAGGGATTCACGGTAGAGGCCGTTGTTCGGTATAACCTGCAACGCTTGCGGGTTGCGGCTCAACACCTCGGCAAGACGCTTGGTGCTGAACATCCAAAAAGCGTGGTAGTTGATGTAGAACGGGAGGCTTGCGTAGGTCTTCCCGTTCCACTCCCTCCACATATTCGGTGTAGGATTGAATGTAATGTCGGGGCTAAATTCGCCTTCCATGTTCGGGTAGGTTTCAATCCGAGTGAAGGACGGGTACAAATTGTCCTCAAACATCGGGTCGAATTGCTTGGTAAAATTGACGAAACCCTCTTTGGGGAGCATCATGTCGTCCTCGAAATACGCCACCCAGTCAAAGTGCCGATACACCTCTGCAATCCTGTGGCGGTGCTTGCTCGTCAGTTCCCAAGGATGCCCCATCGCCGTGTGGGCGTGAAAGGTAACGGGAAGGTGAGCGAGTTCTTGGGCCGCTTGCGGGTCGTTGGTGTCCACGAAGATGTCCGACTGCACGGGGTAGGACTTGATGGCCTCAATGACCTTGGTCAAGTTCTCCACCCTGTTCGGATGGTGGTGGTATGCGATGTTAGCGAGCAGTTTCATGGTTAGAATGTGATGACGAATTTGCTTGGGTCGGGCCATCCTGGGTTGGGGTCGTACACGGTCATCCCTTCCCGCTTGCCAATCCAGGTTTCGGCTTGGTAGCGGTGTTCCCGAACTGGCTCTCCGAGTTCCCGCACATGGGACGACTTGGCCCACCAAAAGTTGCCCGCAAAGTATGGGTAGCCGTCGGGGTTGTTCTGGTCCGCTATTTGGGGGAACTGCTCGGTGGTGAGCCAATGCGTTCCCACGCAGTCCACTTTCTCCAGTTCTGCAAGGGACCGCTCCCATGCCACGATGTTGAAGAATATCATAGACCTGCACCACATCTGCTTGACCAGCGACGGGTCAGCACCACCCTTGGTATGCCCGTAGAGGTACGCCGCATCCTCGGTTTGGCTCGCTCGGTACATCTCGGTCAGCGTCGCCTGCTCCCAAGCGTTTGTGCGGGTCACAACTATTCTAATCTTCGAGGCCACGAGGGAATTGTCCAAGATTTCTTTCACCACCTTCCGCTGGTCGGGTGGACCGACGATGCCGACCCGAATTTCGTCCAACTGTTCAATCAAGCCGTAGTTGCACAGGGCCATCATGTGTTGGTGCATGATTAACTGCCATTGCCCGCCTCCGCCGCAATAGATGTGGTAGTAGTGGATGAGTTTCATTGGGTGAATAGGAGGGTTAAGATGCAGCCGACAAACACCAAGGCCAGCACGACCCGACCGATGGCCAAGGCGAGGTCAAGGAGGGATTCGAGGTTCATTTCAATAGGCGGATTAAGAGTTCGGCAATTGCAAAACCACAGATGATGTTTACCGCTATCATTAGCAACCAACCGACAAGTTCCACAACGATAAGTAGGATTTCAAGCAGGGATTCTCGGTTCATGGGGTCGGGGGGGTTGCTTGTACTACTTCGCCAGGTTCGTATTCGGTAATAACATAGGCTCCTTCTGGTAGTTCTTTCAGGTCAACGCCTTGCAGGTCATGTTCTTTGAACGCATACATTACCCGAATGCCATTCTTTATTATGTAAGGGTACAGCGAAAAGGATAGTTCGTTCACATTTTCTGCCATTACAAACAGGTCGTGTTTTGGATTGACTGACCTTAAACGGTACATCTTCATGCCCCAAAGTTACACCACCAAGTACTTCCCCGAGTTACTGACGGCGAGTTTGTTAAGGGCCACATAGCGCAGGGCATCGCAGGCGTGGTTGTAGGAATCAATCGGGACCCCCGTATCCTTGCCGTCCTTGTCGGTGGCCCAAGTGTAACTGCGGAGTTCCTTAATCAGGTTGGTGGAATCCTTGGTGACATGAAGGTTGAACCGTTTCACGATGTCAATCCCCTGCCTGACCGAATCGGGTCCCTTGCTTGCGGGCTTGATATTGAATCCGAGCCGATAGATTTCCTCGATGGACTTCGGTTCTGCCGAATCGGCCACAATTTCCCAAGCCCTCGTAATCCCGAACTCTTTCAACTTGCCCGCGATGTCGGAGTTGGTCAGCCCCCGATGGTAGAGCAGTTCATGCACAAACAAGTCGTCCCCCCTGCGGTACACGGCGACCAAGGCCGTAGGGTCGTTACTGAACCCCCAGTCAAGCCCGTAGGCGACGAATTTCATCGTCGATGGGTCTATACCCTCGACCACCGTATAGTCCCCGTATATCGCACCCTGTAGCGTTCCGACTTGGCCGAGGCCGTACACCTTCCACCAGTTCGCCCAGTAAGCCGAATGCTCCGCTTTGGTGCGGTTCAGTTCGATGTCGTTGCGGATGGTGTCGGGAAGGGCTTCGTTGTCTTGGTAGGTCAGTATGAGAAACTCCGCATCCTTTTCGGGGAGTACCTCCGTGTGCGCCCAAAATTCGTGGGTTGGGTTGAAGTCGATGTATATCTCCTGACTTGTACGAATCGCCAACTGGTAATAGGAATCGAAGTCGATGTTGTTGGCCTCGTTGATGTAGAGGACCTGCCTCCTTGCCCCTCTTAGGCGGGCTTCCGAATCAGCGGAGAAGAACTCAATCGTGGACCCGTTGGCGAAGTTGTACTGCAGGAGCGTCTTGTTCCAGCGGTCGGGAACCCAACGGTGGGTCCATTGCATAATCTTGGCGAAGTCCTTGATGGCCCCCCGTCGCAAGTGAGGGACGGATTCGGACACCACCGAAATCTCCGACTTGGGATGGCGAGCGGCGTGGTCAATGAGGACCGCAAGGATGCCGAATGTTTTGCTCGCACTTGTTCCGCCCTGTATCACCTTCTTCCGAGCGGTCATCGCCCGAATCTTCTTGATGGCGGTGGTGTACTGGAACATCATTTTGTTGGCGTCAACGAAATGGTTTTGCGGCCATGGCAGGATTTGAACCTGCAATCATACAAGGTGTTGTATGGGTGGCCTCCCACCACATAGCCGTGTAGTCAGGACAGGAATCGAACCTGTGCGTCTAATCTTCTTGGGCACCATAATGCTTCTGCTGGTGTTAGACATCGCCTCATCTCAGAGCAATTCATTAGCGTCTACCATTCCGCCACCTGACTGACACAAAGATACGGGCTTTTCATACACCCGCACCACTACTCCCCAAAAAGCGGCTGCTCGATGGTGATACTCGTTTCCTGCTTTTCCACCAGTCCGTTCAACCGCTGCGTGATGGAGGGGTTGTAGAACGAGAGCAGGCCACCGATGATTTGGTCTTCTCGGATTTCTTCCCGAATCGCACGGCAGATAACCACGAAGTCGTCATAATAGCCGTCCTTGTTGTCAAAGTACTGCTGAGCATCCCCGTAATTATTGCGACAAAACCGCTTAAACCCTTCCAAGGTCAGCGGCACTTTTGCGGGGTCTTCCTTCTTCAACCCATCCTTCCCGACATACTGCACCCGCTTCCATTGTTCGCCTTGGACCTTCACATCCTCCTTGAAGGCGGCCCATGCTTTTTCAAGGTCTTCGGGGGTCTTGAATATCCTTGTTGGGTGCATCAGTATTCTATTTTATCAATGAGTTCGTCAATCTTGTCCACAATCTTCATCTTGACCGCAAAAGCGTTGGGCGAGTTGGATTCCTCCACCGCACCAATGCAGTCGCAGAGGGTGGTTATCACCATCATCAGCGAATCCATGCGGGCTTGGACTTGGGCCTCATCGTTGGGGGCTTTAGTCGAGTTCGCCAAGTTCTCGGAGTTTATTCCTGCTCCACCCAAGAGCCGCTTTGCCACCCCAAAGGAGGTAGGAGATGTAGCCGCAGTCGCTGGAACTGTCAGCGTTGTCGTAGTAGGTTTCTGCACGGGATAGGTATGAGTGCATCCGTTTAACCGTTTCAAGGGAAATCCCCTCACCGTTGGCGAGTTGCTGGGCACGGACTTTACCCGTCTGGGTGGCGCACTTGTTACCGTTGCGCTCGTTAAGTTCAATCCCCCGCTTAGCGTTGTTGCGTACACCTTCGCCATAGTCGGCATAGGTTTGGAACTGCTGGTCAAGGGTTGGGGTTGTTGAGGGCATGGGTAACGGTCTGCTGGTTGGCTTGGGCGAACTGGTCCGCTTGTTCGTAAATGTAGGAAAGGGCCGATTTTACGCAGTCCGCACACCACCAATTCGTGTTGGGTCTGCCATGAGCCACAAGGATGGTCTGCAAGTCATGCACCGCTTCGGGGGAGAGCCGCATGAACAGGGCGGCTTGGTACTGGTCCCAGTAATGGCGGTGCTTGGTTGCCAGCAGGTACTCGTCTTGGGTCATCGGTTGGTGACTTGGAGGATGACAACCGTCAACCCCGCAGAGGCGAGGCCGTAAACGGGAGCGAGAACCCATCCGCAGGTGGGCAGGGTCAGGGCCACCGCCACCCAAAAGGTGAGGCAGGTGACGCAGGAGAACGGCTTGTGCCTTCCCAGCCATGTGCGGTAGAACCATTGCGGGAGGACATGGTACTCGGCGATTGCGAGGGCGGTGAGCGAACTAATCAGCAGGGGAAATATCAGCGTGTCCATGGTTTTGGATTGCGGCCTTGATTTTGGCCTTGGCTTGGTCGATTGAGTATATAATGCTGCGGTACGGGATGCCCGTGTCCCTTGAAAGTTTCTTCATGTTCCCCGTGCGAAGGTGCAGACGGAGTAACTCCTTGTCATACGGGAACGCCCCGTCCTTGGCCCAAGTGTCCATCTCCGCTTCGGCAATGGCCCACAGGTCATCCATGAGGGAATCGTACTCGGACTGGGGGATGGGCGAATCGGGGTCCAGTTCTTCGAGCAGGTCGTGGTGGCGGTACTTTTGGGCAAACTGGTTGTTCTTGCCTCGGTAGAGGTTCAGCAGGAGGCGCACCACATAGAACT